TTTGCTTCCCCATAAAAATCACATTTGGGAATTCAGGCAAGGGTTCAGAGATGCAGTTTTCATTGACAAAATATTTATCCAATATTCTGATAAATAGCTTGCGTGAATCCCGTGGGATGACAAAAGTCCTTTTCTCCAAATCATTTTCATCTATTAAAGAATCAATCAAATCATCTACCAAAGAAGGATCAACAATAACAACCCCTCTCAGCGTTGAAGCCTCAAAAGAAGAATTAATCTTTGACAAGAAAGCAATAGAGGTATCATCTGTATTGGAAATATCAACAGGATGATCAAATTCACGAGAAAGAGAACCTATAATTGCCGAATATGGTTCCAAAGCCATAACAACGTCCCAGATAACCATTTTATTTCTCCTTCTCATTACAGCAGATTTCCAGTTTCTTTCCCTTCATATCCTTGACATATGCAGGGTTGTCACCATAGTCTCGATGAATTATCCTGATCTGATTTGATATGTATCTCTTTATAATTTCTGAATAAGGAGAATCTGTCTCGGCATAATAAAGAGGATGCAACAAAATCTGCATAGGTTTCTTCGCTGCTCTAACAAATTCATAGGGTTCTTTTGCTCTAAAATTCTTACAAGAGTCTGAAATGTAATTGCTATCACCCCAGACTTTCTTATCATAAGCATCAATGAAACCCTCTACTGAAAATTTATTCTTGTAAATTGATGGATTATGTAAGCTGATGGACTTGACACAGTTCTTTTTTGGTAGCATCGATTCCAGTATTTTTATTTCCAACTCACACATATGTTGTATCTCTGAAGAATAAATAGCTGGATCAAAGTGCAGTCCTATCTCAAATCCTTTTTCGCAAAACCAATGCAGTAAAAACTTTAGTGCAAATATGTTATATGTCGGTGAAGCAACCCTGAAAAAGAAAGTTGACTTGATAGAAAACTTGCTTTCTACTCCTGCCAGATAAAAAGCAGCTGTTGGATCCAAATCAACATCGTGTCTTAACACAATCGGATTATCCACCTTGTCCATATTTTCAAACGAAGTTACTGTTCCCTGCTCTCCCAGAAATGCAAAATATTTCCTCAACCCATCATATGTAAATTGCCAGCTCATTTCTTTTTCCTCTTATTATATCCCGATGAATAAATGGCTCTCCCTTGAGCATCAGCTTTTTTCTTAGTTGGATATACTTTCCCTGATTTGCCCCATTTCCAGCCGCCCTTTACTTTATGTGTTGGCATGTTCTTCCATCTCCTTAAACGGTAAAACATAAAAATATTTATACTGTTCCAGAATTGCCTCTTTAGTCACCCAAGGTTCTAATGGCCTGAATAGCAATGTATGATATGTGTACGGAAAAGTTTTTCCTCCAAACCTGCTTTTGAAATGCTTAACTCCATCCATTCCAACAACCAGAGAACCACCCCAATTCCAGTATTTGTACCCTCTCTGGGCAGCATCCATCATGGCCAGATGAATCAAAATATGCAAAGGATCAATGCTTCTATATTCCAGAGATGTGGCAGGAATCATATAGTCAACGGTCTTGTTATAATATTTCAGCAATAGAGCCGCTGCTGGATCATCTGTTTTCTTATCATAGGAAATGAATAACTTATAATCTTCGTTTTCCTTCAGAGTCTTGATGATATCAAATTCCTTTGTTTTATAAGGAGCACCAACTGCCTCCATATTCTCCTTGTGAGTTTTCATCAGGAATTCAAAAGCCTCTGGCCTGTAACTCACTTCTGCTCTACATAACTCAATTGATTTTCTCAGTTGATTACGAGTTTTCTGATGGTACATTCCAATTAACTGATGCTCCAGCAAATCCTTATCTTCTATGCTTTTGCAATCTGGCAAGGTAGTCATTGTCCCAATTCTATAATCCTCTAAATATCTCCCTTCTTCTTTCTCACAAAACAAATCTTTATAGTCCCATTGATTCTCATAAAAGGGATTTGATATGATAGTTGCAGAAACACAATTTGTCCATTTTGCAGTTTTGAAAAAGGCATCCACCAGCTGTTTTGAAACTTCTGGGGAGTCGGCTATCACTCCCGGATTGCTACCAAACCAAGGCAAAGAGTTTAATACAGCCCCATAAATCCCTTTCTTCATAAAAGCTGGCAAAACTCCAACAACCTGCCTTTCTCCATTTCTGGCGATAAAATAATACGGGATACAACTTTTATCAAGCAATTGAGTCAGGAAATACAAAAACTTGAGGGAAGCGTTGAATGAAGCGAAAGAGAATTTATTGATAAATTCAGAATAGTCAATTATATCTTCTTTTGAGGAAACTACATCACAAGTTATCATTTCAAGCTCCTTTTATATTATAAATGAAATAACCATTAAAGAAAAACTAATTCATTCTTTTTTTGATATACCAGTCAATTGTTTTCTCCAATCCGTCTAACATTCCTATTTGATGCTCAAATCCCAAAACATCTTTTGCCTTGAAGGTATTGGCGATATGTCTTCTGATGTCTCCCGATCTTTCACGTTCATGCAAGATAGGCTTAACATCAAGTCCCTTCTTTGCCAATATTGCTTGAATTGTTTTTATCAACCAGCCAATAGAAATATCATGGCCAGAAGCGATATTGAACACCTCTCCTTTTAAATTCTTCTTCTCCATCATCAGCAAAGCAGCTCTAATTGTATCTTCAACAAAAATATAATCTCTTGTTTGATTCCCATCCCCATAAATAATAGGAGATTTCCCATCCAGGATTCTATTTATTGTCAAGGGGATAACTCCGGCATAGGATTGATCGTTCTGTCTGCTGCCATAGTTATTAAATGGCCTGATAACAGAAATATCACAATTGAAAGTTTTGGAATAGGACATACAGATAAAATCTCCTGCTGCTTTACTGGCAGCATAAGGAGTTGATGGTTCAATCGGATGATCTTCGCCCATAGAAGCATATTGTGCTGAGCCATAAACCTCAGACGAACTAAAATGAATCAATCTGTTATAACACCCAATCCTTAATAGCTCGCATAAGTTGCAAATAATCTTTATGTTAAGACCAACGTTATGAAAAGGCTTTTCCAAAGAATGAGGCAAGGGCAATACAGCCAGATTGAAAATGATCTCAGGCCTCTCCTCTATTATAGAATGCAGCAGGGAATAAAAATCTGATGCATCAATTTTATAATTAAGAGCTTCTTTGGGAATGTTTTCTTCTTTACCAAGGAAGAAATTATCAACAACGCTCACAATATGTCCTGCTGCCAAAAGACCATCAACAAGATGACTACCAATAAAACCAGCCCCTCCTACAACCATCACTCTCATGTTTTTTAACCTATCCTTCTTCCTTTTTCATCTGCAAAATGATGAAAAGAACCTTCGCCTACTAAATAAGCATCCTGATATTGGCATGTGTCGAAAGGATTTTCCAATAGAGCATCCAAAGAAATCAATTCGGTGTATTCCTTCAACTCCCCATTTATAAGCATCGCAAAGGTTCTGTCTCGACCTTTGTCCCTCAGCTCCTTCCATTGCTGTCTTGAATAAAACAATTTGCCAGTTAAGCCTGTCTCTGTCAATTTCTGACTAAAATCAAATCCGTGATTGCTCATTCCTTCTCCCTTCTATTATAACTTATATTTCACCATTCTTTCGATAAATCTAAATCTGGATAAATAGGCAAAGAAATAACATTGTCAAACAGATATTCTGAATTAACAAATGTGTCCTTCTTCCTTGTCGCAAAAGCATCTGGATACATATGGCAAGCATAAGTTCCAATCCCGGTCTCGAACCCACGGTGCTTGAAATAATTGGTTACAGATTCTCTTGTCCCTGGATCACACAAAGGAGTGTATGACTGGTAGATGTTTCTGTAACTGTCTGGCACCATTAGCCTGTCTTTTAGGATTGAATCATTCTTGATTATTTCATCCCATTGTTTCGCAACAGCTTTTCTTTTCTGAATGATCAAATCTATTTTTTTCAGTTGAGCCAGTCCAATGGCAGCAGTTATATCGGACATCTTGTAGTTGAATCCACGCTTATCAAATTGAATCTCGCCAGTTCTCTCATGTGCCCTTTCCATGCCAAAAGCAGAAAGCTTTTTGATCTTTTCTGCCCACCTATGATCATCTGTTACAACAATCCCTCCTTCTCCAGTTGTGATTCCCTTTCTGGCATGCAAGGAAAAACAGCCTAAATCTCCCTGAATTCCTACCATCCTCTTATTTGTTTTTACATAAGATGCTCCCAATGAACAGGCAGCATCTTCAATCAAATAAATTTTCTTCTTTTTCGCAATGGAATAATGATTCTTGATTTCACTCTTGATTTCATTCATTCCAGGACAAGGTTGGCCGAACAGATGAACAACGATGACGGCCTTTGTATTTGGTGTTATCGCCTTGACAAAATCTCTGTGCCTTATACTATACGCTTGTAATCCTACATCGGTAAATACTGGCCTTGCACCAGTTTGCATAACCGCCAATGCTGTTGCCGGAAACGTATAATCTGGCACAATAACATCATCTCCTCTACCTATTCCCAAAGCTATCAGAGACAGATATAGAGCAGAGGTACAACTTGAAACAGTAACAGCATATTCGCTATCTACATATTCGCAGATAGCTTTCTCAAATTCGGAGCATTTTCTGCCTTGAGCAATCCATCCAGATTCCATCACCTCTTTTACAGCATCTAATTCTTCCTGCCCATAATAAGGCTTTGTAAGAGGAATCATGCTGCTTGCGCTTTCTTTACTGGATTCAAATGTGATAAAATTTTAAAGAGCTTTCCTGTCTCCTTAACTGCAACCTCTTTCCGATTAACCTGCTTACTTTTTTGCCGAGCCATCTTTTCAAAATCCTCTTTCGCCAGAATGTTTTTAGCTGGAAAATACTGTCTCAATTCAACAGCTCCCCTGCTCGTGCAACAAGGACAAAACTCTTCCTCCTGACGATAAATCATGTCGCAATCTAAACAAACAACCGCTTCTCTCACAAACATGTTTTAGTCCTCCTTCCATATTTTTTTAAGTCTTATTTTTGCCGGATTGCCCATAACTATTGATCCCTCTGGGACATCTTTTGTTACAACAGAACCCATGCCTATCAATGATCTCTCTCCAATTGTTATTCCCGGAGCTATAACGGCCTTTGCCCCAATTCTGGCATTCTTTTTTACAACCGTTTTCCTCCACTCAGCCTTATGGCTGGGAGGGTATTTATCATTGGTAAATAGCACTCCTGGACCAATAAAACAGCCGTCTTCTATTGTAATACCAGACGGAATAAAGCAGAAAGCCCCTATTGAAACATTATCCCCAATCACCACTCCTGGACCAATCTCAACAAAAGCCCCTATGTTGCTATTGCCAATAATACAAAAAGAATCTTCATTGCCATAAATATTCACAAGCTCAGGATGCCATATTTTCGCAAACTCTCCAATCTTAACAAATCGCTCATCGATCATGCTGATGCTCCTCTTATATTATAAGCTTATTTTTAGAAATCCCGATAAATAATATCTGGGTTCCTAAATCCGTCTAAATATAACTCCCTATGCATAATCAGATCAAACAAATATAAATATTTTTTCAGGATTGTCCTTGTCTGGAAATTTATGAATGCAAATAAGCGACTTGTTGTTCCCAGCTCTCTGACTTCATCATATTTGCCTATTAAGTTCTTAATCTGTCGCTTCAATGTATCCTTCCTTACGATCACCGTGGGATTGTCTGGAAAGAAAGTCATTATCCATGGATCAAGACAGCTCATCACTACATGGCCAAGATACATGCTCTCAACTCCACTTATTCCCCAAGCACTGTGAAGACTTGTGAATGTCACATGGCTTTCTCTCTTCTTTTCCAAAGCCTCTTTATTACTCATTCCCTGAATAATGTTAAGTTCAACATCTTCGCCCTCTTGCTGCAATTCCTTGATCGTCTCTCCAAGAACATCATACCCTTTTAATGGATGACCTGCTGAGCCAGCACAAATCTTTAATGGATCGCCTTTTTCATAAGGAACACAAAGAGGAATTTCTTCCCATTTCATATCTCCATAGGCCGTCAGAAAAGAGTTGAGATGATAATATGAGTTTGGCAATAAACCCGTAATGCTCCAACCTGTTCCAGTAATAGCCGCAACACCAGTCTTTTCGTGAAAGGCCTTTATCGCTTCTGAATTTTCTCTCAATTCAGAACCATAATATTTCACGCAACAATTGTTTTTATTCAGGAGCTTATTGAAATCAACTCCCGGCCAATTAAATATCCCTCTCCCAAAATGGAAAAAATCACATTGGTTACACCAATCCGCAGCTTCTTTCTTAGCAGCATCTGAATTCAGAATGATGTCCTTATCATAAGCAAAAGAATCATCAAAAGCTATGATACATCTGGCCTTATGCTTTGTATATTTATTGATTGCTCTCGTCAAAGCAGTTGGTTGGCCTCCGATATTAAAGTCACTAATAATAGCTATATTCATTTGCAAAAAACTCCTTCATCCACCAAACAGGCTTCAAGTAAAATCAGATAATTGATAGCGTCTCCTATTTTCTCGTCCAGTAGAGCTTGAGTTACCTGCTCTTCACCCTGTACGATGTCATAAATAGAGACCAAGTGTTTTGTCATGTAATTCAAGCAAACAGTGGAAGGATTCTGTTTTAAAAAATCAGCCCCTCTCTCAAAATTATGCAATCTGTCATCTTCAGAAGCATACTCTTTTGCTTTCTCAATCATCACCTCTCTACAAGCTCCCACTCTTCTGTCAAACAACCTTTCAAAATCTTTGGCTACCATATTTCTCCTCCCTCCTGCAATATTTTATCTACAAGCAATAGATATTCTATCATAAAATATGGATATGTTTTTTGAAGCAATTTGGCATTTGGAATAATACAATGCCCTCCAATCCTGCCCTCTGGAGCATCTAAAATATATCTCTGTTTATCTGGCCTTTCAGTTCTATTTGTCAACCTGTTATATTCTTCATCATAACTTTTAATGTCCTGATAATCCATCCCCAATTTCTGAGCAACTGCATTTGAATATCTGGCAAATTCAATATTGATTCCATAAATGGTTGTCGATCTTAACTTCAGAAATTCTGTATGATCTGGCTCCTCAAGCTGGACAACGTCACAGAAAGCCTGTTTGAAGAAAATATAAGCTTTTCCAGAATGGCCTCCCATATATCGCTTATGAACCAAAACCGACTCTCTCATGTTTGTATGATCCCCCTCGATTGGAGAATGAACAGCGGGTATTTGTTTGCACGTTCCTATTGGCACACTTGAAAACACAATTGCCGGTGCTCCATCAGCTCTTTGAATAAATTCCTTAACCTGCTCAACGAATACATCGGAATAGGGAATTGCCACCAGAAGAATATCAATAGGCAAATCCCATATTGTATCCAACCCCTTCTCTGGATCATATATTTCGATGTCGTGATAATATTTAAAAGCCTCATAAATTCCCTGCCCAACTTCTCCATATCCTATTAGTAAAGCTTTCATTTTCCTCCTTTATGGTAGATTCCATCTTTTCCTATATTCCATCTCTTGTTCTGCAATATCCTTCAAATCAGCAAACTTCTTGTTAAACCAATTCTGATCTAACAGCCATGCCAGATAGCTTGTTGGAACATCGCAAATCAATTCTCCTTTATACTCTCCAAAAGGCATTGGTTTGTCTTCGTAACTTCTACTCATATTATATCCTATTTAATGTGTTGTGCTATAAATAGTTCTGTCATCAATTGATACTGCAACCATTAATGTTTGAAAAACAATACTGTTCTTCTTTACAGACTCGCTATTTACCATGTCCAAGGCTTTGCTCAAATGAATCTGGGCATCCTCAAAAGCTTGTTGAATCTCTGGGGATGAATCAACAATATCACGAAAAAGACCTTCTTCCTCTTCATCTGTCATCAGCGCAACTGATCCTTTCCAATTTCGATTCTATTTGTTACTCCACTTTTTCTGAATCCATATTCATTACTGAATTTATCAAGAGCGTATTTCAGATAAAAAATGTCTCTCGGTTTAATGCCATTGTCATCAAGGATTTCCTCATACATTTTGTCGTAAAGAGATTGCATATCAATTTTCATGATATCAATTTCCTGTTTATAGCTGATAATGATTTTCCTTTCTTGCTCTCCTGTCTCCCATACAGCTCCCTCAAAATCAGCATTTAATAAAATAGCCAAATCGATATAGTGAATAAAGAATTCGTAGAAATTGCCTCCCGATAGCTTCGGATTCCCTTTCCAGCTATTGAAAAACTGCTCGTTTCTCACCATGAAAGCTCTCACTGATTCGGCTTGTTTTGGCAGATTCTCAATATATCGCAATTGCAAACAGATATTTATTCTATCGTCATCAATGATAGGTTCCCAAGGAAGACATAACGGTTTTTCACAGATGATTTTAGCTTCTGTCGTCCTCAATACCATCTTGCAATGAATATAGTGCAGGTAATTTGGACTTGTAATCACAACCCAATCTGCATTGCCCTTGCTTGCAAAAGACAGATTCATTTCCATCTCATCTCCACCATATTTAGGTGGATCATATATCCAGACTAAATTTCCTCCAATATATTTTATTGCTTTTTTATGTCTTTGAGCAGCATATCCATCACCAATAATACCAAAATTCATTGAGTCTCCTTATTCCCATTTATCTTCATATGGGTTGTATTTAAACCTCTCGTTCGGTTCCTTGTATTGCCACTTGTCCTCATAAGGATTATATTTCAATTGTGATTCTGGTGTCTCGTAGTTCCAGGTGTCATTGTATGGATTTCTCTTTAGCTGCCTTTCATCTATTTGGGGTTTATCATAATAGTCCCGATCCAGTTCTGATATCCTTCCAGCATAACAAACCCCGCCTAACATCAACACTACCGCGATTCCACATATCAGCTTTTTCATTTTAGCCCTCCTTTCTAATTTCTCCTTGTTCACACTATGCTTACACAGCAATACCATCGCGGGGTGTTTCGGACATTCTTTATGCTTCCCATGTTCACAAGCCTTGTTGTGTAGTTTGCAATATTCTGGAGTGTAAACAATGATCAGCATGTTCCTCCTTCCAAATAGATTATAGCTTGATTTTACCAAAACAAGAAAATTATTTATACACCACGGACAACAGCCATCCCAGCACCAATTTCTCTGACAGGAAACTCCTTATGAATATAATAGCCAATGGCATCTGACAAATGTGTTAGCTCAGGAGTCTTCTGTTTATCGATTTCACCAGAGCCTCCTTCAACACACTGAACACCTTCAAAATCCTTTACAACATGAGGAGCTTTGTTTGGATCGATATACATTCTGATTTTTCCATCCATTGTTTTCAGCCGGGAATTGACTGAATTAACACGGTCTCTTTCTGATGGATTTGAAGCAGAAACATTAAAGAAAATTTGCTCTCCAAAATGCTTTCCAAGAGTCTGCTTAACTAAATCCCAATCTGATCCTCCAAGTTTTGCTGTTCCTCTCAATCCACCTGTTGCATCTCCATACACAACAATTCTGCCTTGATGGTTACCCCAATCCTTTATCAATCTATTGCAGACCAATGGGGTGTTAGAATTTCTCGGAATATAAACTTCACCAATTACTCCTGTTGCTGTCTCATTTATCAGATATGCATTCGTAGAAATGTCTTTGATCTGTTTCTCTTGCAAAATTGCTGCTACTCCTGGAGCAATATTGAAATCCAAACAGAATATTAAAGGTTGTTTTTTATCATAAGCTATTTTTGCATTGTGAGTTGAATCAAGATAGGAATAATATGTTCGGCCAGAGAAATTGATAAAAGAGCCTTCATATTCCTGTTGATATGTCAATTCATCCAAATCCTTCTTTGCTGCTTCTATCTCTGAAGCTGGTAATATATCAGAGCTGAACCAGTGAAAATAAGCCCATTCACCTGACTTGTTAGCTTGCGCCTCTTTTGCTATATCATAATAGTGATTTCTTCCTTCCGGCACTCCAATCAGATCACACCAGCCAGTTCTATCAGCAAGAGCCGGTCTGACATGCTCTCCCCAAGCCTGTTTCTTCATATTTCCAAACTCATCAAGAATGCCTCCATCCCAAGGAGAACCTTCTATTCTCTCAGGCTTATCCATTCCAATAACATATATCACAACGCCATTTGTGAAATGAATTGACATTTCTGATTCATTTGGAGGCTTAGATTGAACCCATCTCGGAGTCAGCTTTTTCAGATCATCCCAATAAATTCTTTTCGCCTGATCTCTTGTTGGAGCAGCAGCAAAAAACCGTGGGTCTTCAAATTTTACTAAAGGAAGTCTATCTGAAAAAAAATAAGAAATTGCCCTATCAATCAGCTTACGCTTAGATATTTCTGTCTTGCCTGATCTTCTTCCAGCTGGCACAACTTCAAATCTGGCAGGACTATTCCACCATTGTTGCTGTATTGGATGATAATTCAAAGGAAGCCAACGACTTGTTAGCATAGGAGGGAAAGGTTGTTCTATTACAGGGGATTCAAATTTTTTCAATCTCCATCCCCTGTTGGTTTACCTGGATCAGTCATCAATCGAATGCTTTTCATGGCCTGTTGATATTTCTTAGTCTCCTCAGCTGGATCTTTTGACAGACTTGCATTCTCCCAAAACATTCCAATGTGTTTGCCCAAGTCTATCAATGCGCTTCTCTTATCATATAACTTGAATTTGAATGATGGAACAGTTGTGGCAACTCTTTTGATTTTTGTATTCCCGTTTGCATCACTTTCTTCTTTTGCTTCCCATCTTGTTGCCTCTCTTGTCTCAAATGATTCGATTGCCCCAGAGTGTTGAGCAGCCAGTACATCGCTGGATTTAAACAAGATATTGCCCTCTGAATCCCAAGACATGAAATTTTTGATATCACTAAAGGCAATCTTTGCCAGTTCCTTCATTACGGCCTGTTCTGTGATTTCAGAAGTTTTACTCCTTCTATCCACTTCTTCTTGAATAGCTTGTTGAACATCTGGCCTTCTGAAAAATAAAATGGCCTGTTCTTTGTCAGCGCTTTCGTTTCCTGTTCCATATTTGCATCTCAGAAAAGCTTTATATGGTTGAAGACAAACTAAATACTCGTTTACAAATAACTTCACCTTCAAATATTTAGTTTGTCTTTTTCCCGGTTGTCTTCCTCTTTTCCTTTTTATTGGAATTGAATCATTTTCAGGTAGTCTTATGATTTTCATAAGCTACATTTTAATTTATTTTGCCCTGAAATAAAAGAAATTTATTCTTATTTCACTTAACTGATTGATTTTTATGGTTTTCTTAATGCTGACAATGCTCTTGTCAAATCCAGACTTGCCCTTTTGCATGCTGCTGCTTCTTTGCCCGTCCTGATTTCCTTTCTTCCAAAAAAAGGAACTATTGGAACCTTTGCCGCTATTTCCAGAAACCTCTTTGCATCATATATTGCCTGTTCCAATGTATCTATCTGCATTTTATTCTCTCCTCCAATTTGTTGAATATTTTTCTTGTTATTTTTGCATCATATAAAGCTGTATGCAATTTACTCTCATCTACCCTAATATGCAAATACTCTGCGATAGTGTTTTGTCTGAAATTCTCTATTTCAGACCTTTCCTCTTGCAAAACATATTGAGCAAGATTCATGACACATATCCAGGGATGCCAGAACCAGCTACCAAAAAAATCATCTCCTAACTTGTAAAACCAATTTCTCAATATCTTCTGATCAAATTCGACTCCGTAGCCAATAACAATCCACTTATCCTGTTTGTCATACCTGTCAACATATTTATCCAATAAGCCTGTAAACTGTTCTAAGACTTTTTCTGGCGATGGGGAATTAGATATTTTCTCCAGCGTCATTCCATTCGTTCCAAATGATTTTGGATCAATAGCATCCTCTTCAAAAATATCGCAATTGAACTCAAATTCCTCCTCTCTTTTGCCGACTTCAATAATACCTCCCAACTGATACATTCCAACTGTGTCCGTATTTGTCCCTGTTGTTTCTGTATCTAAAAACAATCTTTTAACCACTTCCCCTCCTTTCTTTTCTGCTAAAAAATTCCCACCCTGTCAATGGCATTAACAATATCCCTGCAAGACGAACATAAATGAAAGTGCTGATTTACACTCCAGATAGGCGATTCAAATTTTCTATTGCATCTAATACAGGCAAATGAACCATAGCAGCAATTTTTTTCCACTGGTTCATTCCTTTCATTCCTTCTTACATATAGATCAACTCCATCTTTCCTGCGACAGCTGACACACCAGCCTTCATATCCCGGTTTCTTTGTTGTAAAGCACTGAGCAGCTTTCATTTGTCCACAGATTATGCACTTCCTCTTTTCCCCATAAATGACATTCAACTCATGTATCCTAAGGGAACAAATCTTACTTACTGACAGATTCAATTTGTCTGCAATTTCTCTGTCTGTAAAGTTTTCACTAACCAACTTCCCGATTAATTTTAATGTTTCTTCCAAGTTTTCTGTCTGCAACAGAGCAAAGCCCACTTTTTCCTTCGCCATAATTTATGCCCTTTATAAGATGAATAGAAGATTTATTCCCATCATGAGTTACCTGATATGACCTGTCCGCAATTTCCATTAAACTTTCATCATGAGTAATCATAATAATCTGAAAATTCAACTTATGACTAATCTCCTTTAACACCTGTCCTCCCAATGAAATCAGCTTCCCCATATTTTTCATCGGTTCATCAAATATCATGACATTTCTGCTCTTTGGATTCTGCAATGACCACAACACAATTCTTAAAGCAAAACTCATTACATCAATAAGACCTCCCGCAATATCCTCTTCTGCATCAGAGTAAATCCTTTCCTGACCATCAACCAGCTCTTTAACCAGCATCCTGCATTCCATTTTATTTCTGTTTCTCTCTATTTCCAGACAGAAATGTAATGGCCGATCAAAAACACTCTGGATTGCCATTGTAACCAGCGATTCAACCCTGTCTTTAAACCGCTTCTGCGTGTTCTGAGCAACCTCTGTCAATACCCACCGAGCCTTAGATTGAATTTCTACCTGCTTCTTCAGGCTTTCCATTTGCTCTTTTTTAGCCGACAATTGTTTAGAAAGAAGATTGTAATTGGCTTTCGCTCCGGCAAACTCATTTATAATTTCCTGACTTGTCATTTGTAATTCGCAAGCCTGTCTTGCGCCTCCTTCAACAGCTCCGTCCTCTGCTCTGTCTTGATTTCAATATCCGCCGACATCTTCTCAAGCAGAGCATAAGCTTCATCGATATTACCCACGTCAAAATCCTTTTTAATTGTAGCCAAAATTGCATTGCGTTCTCCTTCGGCCTGAGCTTTTTCTCTCTTGAGTTTTTCCAGTTTATCTTTCAATCCTTTTAATATCTGCTCGTCAGTCATCCCTTTCCCTCCATAATTTTTGCCAAACAATCCACAACCAGCGGTTCAATTCTATTCTCTTTCAGGAAAATCCTCAAATTTTCACTGAATGAAACTCCTTGCTCAATATCCTCTTTCATTGATTCAATAAAATCTTCCAAAAGGCTTTCTGCCTCATTCTGCCTTTCTATATGCGCCCTACTCAAAACCTCGAACGCTGGCCTATGAGGAATGCCAACCCATTCCAATTCTTTTATATCTGTATTATATATTGCAAATTCAGGAGAGTGAGAAAAATTATATTCAGAAGCCTCCTTGCGCAACATTGGACCAGTATTTACAATCATTCTCTTGCCAATTCTTGCCGAAAATCTGCGATGAACATCGCCACACAAAATTACATCATACTTATCATGCGTTAAAAGAAATTTCTTAGCCAAGGTAATTTCATGGCCAAAAAATAAAGGCAAATCAGCTATTGGAGCATGAATGACAAGGATATTAAAAGCATCTGGATTAGAAGGTTCTGGAATTTCTCCCCCAAAAGAAGAACCATAAATAAAAACATCATCCTGAGAATGAATCTTAATGGGTTCAACAGGCTCATTGGTTAATATCTCCACCAGCCCCACCTTCTGCAAAATACCAAGATTTGTTCGATCTCTGGTTTCCTCTGCATATAAATAAGTATCGTGCTGTCCATAAACAGAACAGATTCTGACTTGATATTTCTTCAATAGGTCTATTGTTATGGGCAATAGCTGCCAGCTTCTCGGTCTATCAAAAAAATCTCCCGCTTGCAAAATAATACAGTCATTATTTTTTGCAAATTCCAGCACAAACTGTAACTTCTTCCATTGTTCCTCCACAAGATTATCCACTCTCCCAACAGGATTCTGATACAGCAAATGCATATCCGACAGAAATATAAATTTCACAACTCCCTCTCAATCTGTCCCATAACCTCGGCATTTTTCACGACCTCGCAATCAATGCCAAGCAGAGGACACTTTTTCATGCTCAATACCTTATCCATATATGTCCGTTTAGCATTATCAATTGCAGCAGTTGAATTTTCTCCTGCCAAAACCAACAGATCATACCTATCCAGCAGCCCTTTCAGTTTATTATGCAAGCTGGATAATTCGGAGTAGTCTGAGGCCTCCAATTTATTCACCAAAATTTCATGCCCTAATACGTCATTTCCACGTTTTTCTATTAGGGTGGTATAAAGTTCCCAATCATTAATTAAAGCCTGAAAAACAGCCTGTATTGCGACTTCTTTTATAAAAGCTTCCACCTTGTTGATATATCTCTCAGCTGTAAGAAAATCCAAAATCTTTTCCAACGACCTTTGATTATCTTCAAGCTGAACCAACCGCTTATCAAGAACCTCTTTTGAATAAAGCAGAAAACTGATCTCTTTCTCTGTCTGAATCAATGCCTTCACAACAGTTTCTGTTTCTTCAATATCTCCGTATTTCTTTAACGTAATTTCTTCTGAATCAATTTCAGAAACCAATTTATTAACTTCCCTCTGATTCTGATTAATCTGACTTGTAACATTCGACACCCATTCATCGACTTCCTCCAATTTTGTTATTTTGTTGATAACACGGGCAACCTCTCCCGGCGAAGACATAATAAGGAAAGGTCTATCAAATTGCCGCTGCATGTTCAATTCGGAAATATTAAGAACTTGATTGATCTGATCTGGAATTCCCAATTGAGGTGCCGCTGATTCAAACTCCTCCATTTTATATGTACTTTTATCAAGCAGCTTCTCTCCCTTTTTGTTGATATGAATATCTTTCTGTAAGGAAATTGTTTTGCCTTCAATCAGTTTCAGATCAATTACAGTTTTACCTTTATCTCCTGCAAAATCAGAAAAAAATTTTCCTCCTTGTGGCCTATTCTCGAACAGCAACCTCAGTGATCTCAAAATATTTGTCTTGCCAGTAAAAGAAAGCCCCTGAATAACATTGACGCCCTTATCAAAATGGATTGTGACATCATCCCAGCTTTTGAAATTCCTGATTCTTAATGATTCAAACATCGCTTACCTCTTTAATATAATCTTGCTCCTCACACCAAGTAGCCATTTCTCTAATAAAATCCCAAAATTCCACATTGTTACCTTCATTGGCATATCTGGAAACAAGCATAGGCTGTTTTATAACCAAATCTGCAAAAATCAAGGCGGGATTATCTGAAATTTTCATTTGGCAATCGCGAGGATCAAAAATCATCTTACCTTCTACTTTCGCTTCAAACATTACATTGTCTCCCTAATATTCCATTGCTTCAATATCTGCAAAGCTCTCCCATGAGTTTTTGTACCTTTATTGTAAAGAGTGTTAAACCGTCTTGCCTGATATTCACTATTCAAACGATATGTGTACCTTTTTAGAGCTTCTGTTTTCCCGCTCTTAATAAATACTGATATATCAATAATGCCATCTGGATTTTTAATACAAGATTCAAGAATCAATTTCATCGTTCATCTCCTTTCTTGAACTATTATAATCCACTTTTCATAATTTCCGGTAAATTTATTGCCCAACAGAAAAAATCATTCAAATTGAAAACAAATAAGACCTGCCTATCAGATTTCAATGCTACCAGAGGAGAAGTATATTTCCCACAATCTCTCTGTAATTCTGCAAGATAATCCTGTTCTAAAACAATGCAAGGTTGCCTTCCATTTCTCCTGAAAATCAAAACAGGCTCACGACTTGTCAGCTCTGCATCCCTCTGGCACTGCTCCCACATTTTCTGCAAAACGGTTTTCTTCTGCCTTGAATCCAGAAAATCAAAAGCATCCCAAGGAGCAAGCACAACCTTATCTTTCCAACCAATTATCACTCTCTGATCATCTGACTTTTTCTTCTCTCCTTTCTTAGCCGGTTGATAAATAGGAAGTTTCACTATATCTCCATCGGCATCTTTGATTTTATTCTTGCCTGAATAACCTGTCTTGCATTCAATACACCATTTCCTGATAAGCGATTCTCCTTCAGGATCACAAAAACTAATATCCCCGCCTTGATTAGCCGTGTCCTTGCCCTTCTTTATTCTTCTGGTGAATCTTCCTCCTGAACCATCAGAACGTGTAAATAGATCATCCCTTTTTCCTTCACTGAACCAAAGGGATAATTTCTTACATACCTCATTTTCAAAAGTGCCTCCTTTGGCCATTCCTATCTCCTCATTTAATTTCTAAAAATCAGCAAAATATTCCTTGTGTTTTATCTGTCTCAAAACTTCTGTACAAAAATATTTCCACTGCGGAAGACGATGAGACAATCGTTGTGCAATCACATTTCTCAATTCTTTATAGGACATCTTCCATTCCCTTGTTGAAAGAAAACCTTCCGGCAAATTATTCTTGATTGCCAATAAATTTTCTATGCTGCGATCATCCGAATATTTTTGAATTGAATTGTTCAAATCTTTCAGGGTGTTCTCAAAAATAGGATATTCAAAATCATCTTGAACAAGCGATCTCTTGTGAATCGTGTGCATAGTCGAGTCCGATTGTTTAGAACTGAGCCGATATGTATCAGCTTCCTGCCACCAGAATCGAGGAGCTTTAATCTCCAGCCAAATTTCCATGTGCTCAAGAAATTTATTATGTCCAAAATCTTTATTGTATAACAGATGAGAAATTTCCTGAATTTTTTCTACCTTCTGCCTCTTAGAAAGGCTCAAACCAAACATAGCAGAATCAAATCCCGCCTCCTCCAAAATTTTCACTTTCAAAACCTAAATACCTCCCCCCATTTCTTCCAATTCTCCTCGTTTAAAAACGATCTAAACCCATACTGGCCAAACATTGATGAAAATCTATCTTCTGAAATCTCATCTGGCACAATTTGACAACTTCTAAGAGGTTTTTTGCCATTAAAGGGCAAGAGTACCAAGGGAAGATTAAAAGCCTTGATTCGGCATCCCTCAATTGATTCTATGCCCTCTTTCGACTTACCTTTTAACTTTCCTGTGAGATATTTAGCTGCTGATTTTTCACCGATACCTCTTATGCCAATAACATTATCCCCAGAGCAACCCGCAATCGCTTTTACTTCAGGCCATTGAATCGGTAAAATCTTGTACGTCTCGCAAAAATCAGCATAAGATAAAATCCTTTTGAAATTATATAAATTGACATCAGAATCGAGCAATTGGAATAAATCCTCATCGCTCGACACAACCATAAATTTGCCTTCGTTGTCTTTAATGGTTTTTGCAATCAAGTCATCTGCTTCATAGCCGCTCTGATAAAAAATATTTCTGAACCCCATATAAGGCAAGACGATCTGTCTCAGATCAACCATTTGCCTAAATGTATCTACCAAATCAGCTTCCTGCTCCGGAGTCAAATCCTTGTGACGATTGCTTTTATATATAGGGGAGTATATTTTTCGCCAAGAATTCCTGGAATCAAAGCAGAAAACAAAATTAGAGC